TTGAACTTCTCTTTCAAGCATTGTTCCTTTGTATGGATCTAATATTCCTTCAAAAGTGTATCGTTGATACATTTTAAAGTCAATATTCATCTTTAAGGGCTCTGTGGTTAATATCTTTGCTTTAACAAAACCAATTGGTTTTAGTAAAGATTCATTCTTCTTAAATGGATCTGCAATTGTTTGCATTTCCGAAATCGTCCCTACCAACGGATCTGACGTGTCTCTCTTAGAAATAACAGAGTACGTTTGATACGTAGTGAAATCAAAAAAACCGTTTAGTGACAAACGTTTTAGGTCAGGGTAATTTACCCTGTCCGGCGATGCAAAGAAAAAGCACCTTTGTTGGACTTCTTTTAGAATACTAAATCTAAATAGAAAATCAAACGCCAGCACTTTTGTGGACGCTTTGCCGAGTTCTAAATGGTCTATCATATCAAGGACCAATTCACATTTTGGGCCGGGCTCATATAGCCCTCTAGCCCCTTTTGTAAATACGGAGTATAAGTTAAGCAATTGCAAAACGTTATACCTTCTACTTGGTTTGGTTTCATGAACCACATTCATAACTTCTTCATCAGTTAATTCGTATGCAGTTTTAAAGCTGAATACGTGTTTATCATTATTAGAGAAATTACTTGCTGGTCTAGGTGAATATCCATTCACAATCACACCGTTTAAATAAGTGCGCTTGCAAAATTCTGCAACCTTTATTTTACCAAAGGAAACAAACCCTTTTGACGAAGAAAATTCAACGCCAATGGCTTGCATTTGATTCTGATAAAAGTTTGCGTGATATTTGTATTTGAATACAATATCATCTCCACATACAGCGGTGAACTTCATTAGTTCTTGAACGGTCGGAGCACTTCCTCTTCTTTGCTTGGTAGCCTTTTGGCAACACCAAATCGCAAAAAGACAGTGTGTCAGATTTGCTAATTGGAAACTTCCGTTAGCTCCCATAGGTTGCCCTATTTTATAGAAGACTAACTTTGGTAATTTATTTACCTTAAAGCCACGTCCACGTAGAATATGGAAGAACCATTTTACGATACTGGGATCATCAATGATATTATTCATTACGATTCTTTGTAAACCGAAATGAAACCTATCGGTAAAATCTTTTCCGTCCAATGATACAGGCTTATCAGTTAAAGTATAACCCTTAACTCTAAGTCTCCCTGCATCTTGATCATACATGAAACTATTATCTAGTTTCGATTCAACACTATCAATGATAGGTTGAAACATATGAAGTACTAGTTGGCTCCAATAATCTAATAATGCTACTGTTCTAGTTTTATTTTCAGGACATGATATCTTGGCTAGTTTTGAATGCCACACTTTCTTCTTTTCGAAGTCTGTTAGCGTATTCTCAGCATGTTTAAGATACCTATCTAATAAGGTGATTATTCCTAAATTACCACTGATATTTAACAAATTTTTCAATGCGTTAAATAAAGGCAGGTCTTTAGATAATGAATAAACATCCGCAAAAGAGGATTCGATAGCGTTCTTTTTTACAAGTCCACTATTTGGTCCTTTCTTTTGTGCGTCAAGCCACTTAAATTTTAAGTCGTTTGAAGTCATTAGGTCTACATTTAATTCTTTTAGGATTGAAGGTAGGTCCTGGGCAAATTCTCGAAAGACTTGATTAGGGTCTTTAGATGTACCAGAACGGATAGAACTGAAGTTACAAGAATCAGTGTTTCCTATCGATGATAGTCTAGTTATATTTAAAATCGTGTTAATAATCCGCATATTTTTGCGTTTAGCATATGGTTTCATATAATTCAGGATTCTAGGATAACCTTTCTTGGTCACCGATAAGCATTTCGGTATATCAGCTTTACCAAGGATAATATACGTATTAAAATACCTTCTTATCTCAGTAAAGCGCTTTGTTCCGGCTTCTAACCCATTATGAGTAATCAAATGGGTATAAAGCTTATTTGTCTCCTTAAAAAGTTTAAGGAACATATCATAATCCATACTATGGGGTACATCCCCTTGGATAGAATGAACAGAATAAAGCTTTTCTGTAACTTTCAAAATTTGAGAGTCAGATATTATACCGACTGATTGTCGTTGTTTAGACTTCCTTTTCTTTCCTTTTTCTTGGTGATGTTTATTTAACATAAGCATTACCTCCTTAGTAATAAACGCGTCGTATTAATACGATGCTACTATTATAAAGGACTCTCTGGATCAGAATCGAGATTCTTCACCGAGTCACTTGCCTAAATGATAATAAGGTAAAACCTAAATACCAAAAGGACTAGACTTATGGATAAGGATGAATCCACACGTATCCTCACGGATACAGGC